GCAACAGGACTTTATACATCTTATGTATATGGTTCTGGATTGTATGATGAGTATTACCGAAAAATGTTTTCTCAACTAAAACAAAATCCAAGAATTAGAAGTGTTTACATTACTCTTAATATAACTGATATTGTAAATTTAGATTTTAGAAAATTAATTTATTTAGATGGTGTGTATTGGAAAATAAATAAAATTAATGATTTTATGCCTAATAAAAATAAAACAACAAAAGTAGAATTAATAGAATGGATTGATGTAGGAGTATTAGATCCAACAGAACCAACATTTGGCTCTTCTGGTGGAAGTACAGGAGGCGGTCTTGGTTGGGGGCAAAGTCCACAAGATGGAGGTATAACAGATAATCAAAATATAGGAGTTTAATTATGAGTTTACGACAACAAATAAAATCAAGTGGAGTTGCAAATCAAAGTGGAGGTGTTTGCTACAACAACAACTTTTAATGGAGAGTATATAAATTGGGGTGATGCTTTTGCTTATGGTAATCAATTAAATAATGATCCAGATTATACAACAAATGATGTTGAAAATGGTGCTATAGATGCTTTAGTAAATGCACCTAATACAACCGCTTATCAATGGATGAGGTATCATAGCGTTGCAGCAACTAATCTTAACGCTGCTGCAGCACCAACAAGTGGTAGTGGATATTACACTTTTAATGCTAATGGAAATGGAGGTAAACAATCTCATAGTGGTATATATCAAAAATTAACATTAATAAAAGGTGTTGAATATCAAATAGAACTAAGAACTCCAATAAATCCAAATACAGGTACTATAACTATAGAGACATACACTCCATTTGAAAATACTTTTTTATTGACATCAACTTCATCTATAACTTATCCAATAATTAGAAGTAAAATAGGATTAGTAACATCTTTATTTACAGCAAAAAGTGGTAGAGATGTTATAGTAATTTATTTTAAAACAACTGCAACCTCATCAACAGATGTTACAATAACTAATATATCTATTAAAGAGAAACAAGATTATTTAACTCCAGTTTATGCAGAAGATAGATGGGGGAATAGTCATCAAGTATTAAGAAGAAATTTAGATAATCCTACATTTAATACATAATGCTTAAACTAAAACGAACTAAAAAAACTTTAACAGAAGTAGGATTTATTCTTAAAAAAGGATTACAAGATGAGTTAAAGGCACAGAAGCATAATGCTACTGGTAGATTAAGTAGAGGATTAAAATATCATGTTAAACAAAATGTTTTAAATGTATTTGCTTCTGTTAATTATTGGAAGGCAGTTAACAATCCTAAGTTTGCTAAGAAACCTAATTTTAGTGCAATACTAAGTTGGGTGAGAGCAAAAAGATTGCCAATAAGTTCTGCAGAACCTATTTTTAGAAAATTACAAGGCTTTTATGGACAGCCTTATGTTTTTTGGACAGAAGGTAATAATTTAAGAAGAACAAACTTTGCGGGATATGTAGCAAATAAGTTTAGTAAAAAAGTAGCAATTAAGTTAGCACCATCTATTGGAAAAGATGTAGCAACTATGATAGCAGATCAAATTAAAAAAAATAATCCAAAACAAACAATTCGTAGAGAATTTTAATATATAATAGATATGGCAAATACAGAAAAGATTGTAGTACAAGTAGTCGTACAAGGTGATAAGCAATTAGATAATTTACAGAAAAAAACTAAAAGCACTACTAAGAGTTTTGGAAATATGGGTGCTAGTATATTGGCTGCAGCAACTGCATTTACCACAATAACAAGAACTATTGGTTCTGCAATTCGTTCTTTTAGAGATTTTGAATTTCAAATGGCTAAAGTTAAGGCTGTTACTGGGGCTTCAGAAAAAGATTTTCATAAACTAACTAAAACGGCAAAAGAATTAGGTCGTTCAACATTTTTTACAGCACAACAAGTTGCAGAATTACAAACTAATTTTGGTAAATTAGGATTTTCAACAGAAGAAATATTAAATGCACAAGAGGCTACACTTTTGTTAGCAACAGCAACTGATGCCGACTTAGGTAGAGCAGCAATAGTAGCAGGAGCAGCAGTTAGAGGATTTGGATTAGATGCTACCGAAACTTCTAGGGTGGTTGATGTAATGACTAAAGCATTTTCTAGTTCGGCTTTAGATATAGAGAAATTTCAAACATCTATGACCAAAGTTGCTCCTATTGCCGCAGGAGCAAATATTACTCTTGAATCAACATCTGCTGTTATGGGTACGCTTACAGATGCAGGTATTGAAGCATCTATTGCAGGTACATCTTTAAGAAATATATTTTTAAAAATGCAAGATTCTTCATCTGCATTGTCTAAACATTTAGGATTTACTGTAAATAGTTCTGACGATTTACAAAGAGCATTAACAATTTTAAATAAAGAAGGTCTTTCTAATGAAGAAATTATGGAATTAGTTGATTTAAGGCAAGTTGCTGCATTTCAAACTATGGTTAATGGGTCAGACAGAATACAACAATTAACTGAAGATTTTAACAATGCTAATGGTGCTGCAAAAGAAATGGCTGATATTGTAGGAGACACTCTTGAAGGTGCTTTTAAAAGAATGACATCTGCATCAGAAGGTTTAGCAATTGAATTAACTGAAAAATTAGGAGTTGGACTAAAAGATTTAATAGATAATATTGCTTTATTTATAAATAGAATGACAGATAATTCTGATGCTATTGCAAAAAATATAAAGATTTTAATAAAAGTAATAAAATGGATAGGTATATATAAAGTAGGAGTAATTGCTGCAAGAATAGCAACAAGGGCTTTATCTGCTGCAACTCTTACTGCTGCTGCTGCCATGCAAACATTTAGAATAGCGTTAACAAAAACTGGTATTGGAATACTAGTTATTGGATTAGGGGAATTAGCAGCAAAATTTTTATTGACAAATGAAAAGGCTACAGAAACAGCACAATCAATAAATGAAGTTGCGGATGCTTCCGAAAGATTAGAAACTAGAAACGAAGCATTTGACAAAAAAATAAACAAACAATTAGGAAATACTATAGAAAAATCAAAAGAAAATATTAAATTATTAGAAGAAGAAGATAGAATAAGATTTTTGTCTCAAGCAAATCACAGCAGAGGAATTTTTAAAATGAGTAAGTTAGAGAGAAAGGCTACTAAAGAGGAACGAAAAAGAATACAAGATAAAATAGCACTAGAAGAAGCAAACCAAATAGAATTACAAGGCATAATAGATAAAGAATTAGAACAAAAAAAATCTTTAATAGTGCTACAAGAAGAAGAATTAAAAAAATTAGAAAGATTACCAGAATTAACTGAAAAACAAATTTCTGATAAACATAAATTAATTGCTGTTGTAGAAAAAGAAATAAAAAGATTAAAAGAATTAGGAAAAGAAAAAAATAATACTAAGGCTCAAGATAAAATAAAAAGAAGACAATTATTAATTGAACTAGGACTACAGCAAGATTTAATAGATAAAACTATAACACAAGAACAGTTTGATGATCAGTTGCGTGAGAAAAAAATAAAAAATATTCAAAGTGTACTAGATAATGATAAAATTAGTCATGAAGTAAGAATGAATCTTCTTAAACAGCGTAATAATCTTATTTTACAATCTGAATTGATAGGTAAAGAAGATCCTCAGGATAAAATAAAAAGAAGAGAATTACAAATAGAATTAGCATTACAAGAACAACTTTTGAATGCACAAATTACTCAAGATGAATTTGAAAATATTTTTCATGAAAAGCAATTAAAAAATATAAAAAGTGTATTAGATAATGAAATGTTGTCTCATCCAATTAGAATGGAATTACAAAAACAATATAATGATTTGGTTATGGAGGGCTTGGCTAATGAAAAAAATGCAAGACAAAAGCAAATAGGTGATATGGATATGGTAGGTCAACAACTAATAACATTAGCAGGTGAGGACGAAAAATATCAAAAAATCAGAGAGGCTGGTATTAAAATATCTGCTGCTGCAGCATTAGCAACAAATGCAGAAGCATTAGCATTGCAAATGAAAGGATTATCGGCTAGTCTTGCAGAAAAATTCCCAAAAAATATTATAGCAGTAGCATCTACATTAGCATTACTAATGAGTATAAGGTCAAATATGGCTGCATTGTCTGGAGAAAAAAAGGCAAGAGGAGGAATGATAGAAGAGTTTGCTAATGGTGGTATGGTTAATGGTAAATCACACGCACAGGGTGGTGAAAAGTTTGCAGTAGGTGGTAGAGTAGTAGAATTAGAAGGAGGTGAGGCGGTAATAAATAAAAGAAGCACATCAATGTTTAGAAATCAATTATCAGCAATGAACTCAGCAGGTGGAGGTGTTAAGTTTGCAGATGGAGGATTGCTTAATATGCCTTCATTCTCACAACAACAATTTAATGCAGTAGGACAAAATCAAATGATGGGTGCTATGGGAGGTGCTAGTAAAGTAGTAGTAGTAGAGGCGGATATAACCTCAACACAGAACTCAGTTAGTGTTATAGAAGCAGATGCAATAATTTAATAATTAAAGAAATAAACAAATGTTTGTTGATAAAAAAACCAAGTTACAAAGACTAGATATATGTAAAAGTTGTAGTTTTTACCGAAACTTTTTGTTACTTAAAAGACCTAAAATAGAAACAGGGGCAAGATGTTCTGTTTGCAAGTGCTTCCTAGATGCAAAGACATCTTTAACAAAAGAGTTTTTTGGTAAGTGTCCTAAGAATAAATGGTAAAAAATTATATATGAATTTTCAAGAAATCGCTAAAAGTTACGAAAAGGGTAAAAGAAAGATGATGACTGATGCAGTTATTAAAAACAAAAACCATACTAGAAATTTTACTACATATCATGCAGAATCTTTAACATTAATGTTTGGTGAGTGGGATTTATTATTCCCGCAACATAAGCAAGATATGAAATGTATTTCATGCAGAGCAGCAGTAAACAAGTTTTGGAGTACAATGGTTGATGAGTGGATAGAAATAGAACAAACGCCTAAAAAAAGAAATGTCTCAAAAAAAACAAAGGCAAAATAAAATAGATGTAGTTAAAGACTTCATTGATATTGCTGGAGATGGCTTATTTAAAAGATTTGGCTTATCACCAACTTGCAAAGATGTTGTAAGACATTTTGTAGAGAGAGGTATTATTGATCCTAAACGACTTAGAAACTATATGGTTATTGCAGACTTTGATAGAATGTTAGTAGGCAATGAAGGCAGCAGAACAAATACTTGGATGGACTTATCAATCAAATATGATATAAGCGAAAGTCAAGCACAGAACATAGTTTATAAAGAAAGAAAAAAATCAACTCCATCTAATAATATTACTTATTAAAAGTTTTGTAAGAAAATTAGGTAAACTAAGGTTAATTTAATTATATTTTTGCCCCTATGACAGAAAAATGGTATAACATTCAGAACAAAGCAGGTGAAACTGCTGATGTATATATTTTTGATGAAATAGGAACTTATGGCATAACTGCACAAGAGTTTATTAATGACATTAAAGATTTAAAAGGTTCGCCAATCAATTTACGAATTAATAGTTTAGGAGGTGATGTTTTTGATGGTATGGCTATGTATAATGTAATCAAAAGGAGAGAGGCAAAGACAACAGTTTATATTGAGGGGATAGCGGCAAGTATTGCTACTATTATTGCTCTTGGTGCAGATGAAGTTGTTATGGCTGAAAATTCTTTGTTTATGATACATAACGCTTGGGGCGGAACAATGGGAGAGGCTAAAGAAATGAGAAAAACTGCAGACACTCTTGATAAAATTTCTGGTGAATTAATAGACATATACAGAAAGAAAACAGGATTGTCTTATGAAGTTCTTTCTGAAATGATGGATGAAGAGACTTGGTTAAATGCTGAAGAAGCACTTAGTATCGGTTTTATAGATACTATATCTGATTCTATTAAAGTGGCTGCTAAGTATGATGTTTCTAAATTTAAAAACATTACACAAGAACAAATACAAAATAAATTAAGTATTAATATAAATAACAAAAAAATGACTAACGAGTTAAAAGAATGGTTTAACAACAAGGTAGAAGAGATTGTTACTGCTGTAAAAGGTGATGTAAAAGTTTCTGCTGATGTTGCTGAACAAACTGCGATAACTGTTAATCTAGGAGACAATGATGAAATTAAAAATAAAATTTCTGAGTTTGAAACTAGTAACATTGAATTATCAAATAAAATTTCTTTGTTAGAAGGAGAATTAGTTGCTTCAAAAGGAACTAACGAAACTTTAACACAAGAAGTTGAAGCGTTAAACGCTAAAATCAACAAAGCAGATGCTAAAGGTACTGAGATTGTAACTGAAGCAGATCCTGTTGTAGTTGAAAACAAAAAAGAAGATGCTAATGCAAATTTTTACAATGCAATGGCACAGAGATTAAGAAATAAATTTAATAATTAAAAATAAAATAAAATGGCAAACGTAGCAAATAATAGTATAGCAGCAACTTATGGTGGTGCTAACTTAAACGAGATTTTTTATGAGCCAGTATTTAGAAGTGATGATATTATGCGTAACTACAGAGTTATTCCTAATGTAAAACATAAAATGAATGTTTACACTTCTGCTGCTCTAACTAAAATAGTAGAACCTTATACAGCGTGTTCAGCATCAAGTGGTGCTAATCAATTCAATATTGATGATAAAGTAATTACTGCAGGAAGATGTAGAGTTGCTTTAGAGCAATGTACTGATGAGTTTTTCGGAACTTACATTGAAGAAATGTACAAAAATGGAGCAGATGTAATGAATATTGAGGGAACTCAATTATCTGATGCAATCGTAAACAGAGCAGTTAAAGGTATCGCTTCTGATGTAGTGAGATTAGCATGGGGTGGTGATGTAGCAGGAGCAGTAGCAGGATATACTGCATTTGATGGCTGGATGGAATTAATGAAGGCTGAAACTGTATTAACTAAAGATGTAGTAACTCCAGCAGCACCAACAGCAGGAGAAGCAATAGGTCTTTTAAGACAAATTTATGATTCTGCACCAGCAGCATTACAACAAGTTGCACCAGCAGACAAGAAGTTTTTTGTAACTCCTGCTATAATGAATGCTTACTTAGCAAATTTAGAAGGATCTTCTGCTGATTTAGCAATCGTTAACACGCAAGATGGAATGCGTAGAGTATCTTTTAGAGGTGTTGAATTAGTAGCAATGTATGAGTGGGACACTATCTTAGCAGATACTAATCCAGATTTATTTACTAATGGTGGCACTCAATTTAATCAAGGTGTATGTTATGTAGCAGTTGAGAATTTAATCATTGGTTCTGATGTAACTGATCCAGAAGGTTCTTTCAAAGTTTTCTATGATGACTTAGAAGAAAAAATGTTCTTTAGAGGTTACTTCAAGTTAGGAGTTCAGTACTTATACTCTTCTCTTGTTCAATGGGGGATTTTAATATAACAATAATGTAATGATAGAGGGAAGGTGTTAAAACCTTCTCTCTTAATTACTTTTTATAATCAAAAAAAAAATAATAAAATGGCAATAGATACAGGTTTAGCAATAGGTTGTGGGGATTTACAAGCAACTGGAGGAATAGAGCAAATACTTCTTAGAAGTTGGAGTGATACTGATGCAATTAATTATGGTGCAACAGGTACGCATAGTATATTAAGTATTCTTAAAGGTGGTTCAGATGCTGATTGGTTTGTATATGAGTTTAAAAATGAAACTCCTGCATTAACTATAAATGCAACTAAAGAAAATGGCTCAACTGCTTTTGAGTGTGGATTAACTTTCATGTTACCTAAAATAGAATTAGCAAAATTTAGTAAATTACAAGAAATGCTTAATGAGTGTATGATGGGGATAGCAAAAGATACTAATGGTAAATATTTTGTTTTAGGTGTTTCTGCAAAATACGCTAACGAAGATGTTGCAAGTAGAAGTCAGACTTTCTTAAACTTAGGTGGATTTGAAGGAGGAACTGGTGCTGCTTATTCTGATGAAAATGGCATTACTGTAAGTTTAATGGCAAGACAATTTGAATTACCAAGAGAGTACGCAGGAACTGTTACAGTTGATACTGCAGCATTAACAGCAACAACAGGAGCATAATAATTAAAGATAGATAGGTTGAACTTAGTTCGTAAAAAGTTTATAACATTTTCCTATTAATATCTTTTTTATAATATGTGTGATTGTGGTGGAAATATAGTAGATTTATCATACTTAAAAATATATACAATTATGGCAACATATAAAGCAAAATTATCATCTGGAACTTCTTACAAAGGTGATTTTAAAATCAAGTGGGCGGATGCTACTCAGGAAGAGTTAGCGTATGCTTATGAAGAATTAGGTATGACTTCATTAGTAGAAAAATTAACAACTACAAAAACTAAAGATGAGCCAAAGAAAACAAAAAAGTCAAGTAAAGAATCTACAGAATCAGAAGAGTAATACTTTTGAATTTGGAGTTTTTAACTTAGCGATTCCTGAACATATTGAAGAGGCACAAGACTTATCAAAAGTAAGGACTAAGTTTATCCCTTTTGGTACTAATAATCTCTTTCCTCAATATTTAGCAGAATTAAAAAGAAAATCAAGTACACATAGAAGTGTATTGGCTCAAAAGGCAGTATTCACAAGTGGTGCTAAATTTGTAACTAACAATGAAACTGTTAAAGAATACATTAAAGATGTAAATGCTGATGGTGAATCATTAAGGGAAGTTTTTAAGAAACTTGCTGATGATTACTACACTTTCGGTAATTCTTACTTAGAAGGAGTTTTATATGATGGTGGACTAAATCTATACCATATAGATGCTACTACTGTTAGAATGTCTAAGGACAAGAAACAAGCATACATTCATCCAGATTGGGCTAAGTACAATACAATGAAAGATAAATTAAGTATTATACCTTTATATCCTGAGATTTCTGGAAGTAGATTTGTTATGCAATTTAAAGATTACGAACCTACATTTCAATTTTATGGCTTACCAGATTATGTTGCTGCTTTAGAGCATATAGCAGTAGACTATGAAATAGGTAAATGGAATCACACTAAATTCAAAAATGGTTTTCAGCCTTCTGCTATTATTGAGATTAATGGCGATATGGGTGAAGAAGAAGCAAAAAAATTAGTAAAAGAAGCACAAAAGAAATTTGTTGGAGATGGTAACAATGGTAAGATTATGTTTATTGTTAAGAATGGTGATGCTGCCAATGCCAATGTTCAAATAATAAAAGATGACCAAGAGGGTAGTTGGATAGATTTACAAAGAATAACTGACCAGAATATAGTAACTGCTCACAGATGGCAACCATCATTAAGTGGATTA